TTATTCCGAATTTCGGAAAGCCTGCCGCCCGTGGCAGCATCCAGCGCAGAAAAGCCCATACTGTAAATGTTTTTCACGCCCTCGATTGCTGCCGCTGCCACACCTTGAAGCCCGCCGCCGTGACTCTGGTAAACCATCTGGATATGGTTCAGCTTTTCGGAAACAACTGTCTGAACCGATTCCAGCGCCGAGCTGACCGCATTGCCCGCTGCCGTTAATTTTTCAGAAAACTTGTCTCGGATTGCGGATAGTTTACCGTCTGTCAGATTGTCAAGGAAAATAAAGCCGGAAGTGAATACCGCTTTTACGCCTGCAAGGGCCGCAGCTGCTGCTCCGCGAATCCCGCCGCCGCTGCTTTCAAAGGCGGTGCGGATACTGTCAAGCTGCTGGGAAGCCGTTGTTTTTGCTGCATCCATAACCGCACTGACCGCGCCGGAAATCGGAGCCAATTTCTCAGAAAACTTGTCCCGGATTGCGGACAGCCTGCCGCCTGTCAAATTGTCAAGGAAACTAAAACCTGTGCTGAATATGTTCTTTACGCTTTCAATCGCAACCGCAGCCGCACCACGGATGCCGCCGCCATTGCTTTCAAAGGTTGCCCGGATGCTGTTCAGTTTTTCGGAGACTACCGCTTTTGCGGATTCCAGTGCTGAACCAAACCAACTGCCGATTGCACCAAAAATACCCTTTATAAAGTCAATCGCTGCACTGATTTTCTCTTTGACGGTACCGGCCAGTGCAGTCACACCATCACGAAACCACTCGCATTTATTCCACAAAAGAACCAATGCGGAAATTACTGCAACAATGCCGATAACGACCCACGTAATCGGATTTGCCAGAAGCGCCCCAGCAAGCGAGCCAAGGCTTGAAACCATACCGCCAACTGCACTGGCAAACGGCCCTGCAATGCTCCGAATGGCAGATACCGCCACGCTTCCGCCTGAACGGATCGCGCTGAATGCGGTTCGAACTGCGCCTCCTGCACCCACTGCAAAAGTCCGTATTGTTGACAGTGCTTTAGGTATCCCTTTGATTGCAGAAATAAAGTTTTTTCCAAGTGCAGCAGCCCGTGTAAATGCAAGCCCGATTCCGCCAATTACGGTAAGCGCCGCGCCGCCAATCGTAAGGAAACCGCCAATGCCCAGCACAATCATCATGATTACCCGGACAAGCTCCTGGTTTTCTTCAATCCACGCGCCGATCTTTGACAGCACCTGCTCTCCTAAACTTAGAAAATCGTTAATTGCAGGCAGCATGGAACCGCCTATTGATTCTGCCACATTATGAATGCGCTGTTGCAGCCGTTCAAACCGTTCCGGTTCGGTTTCCTGCATAGCGCCTGCCATCTTTTCTGCAACGCCAGTACCCTGTCCCATTGCATCATAGAGGTTCAAAATATTATCTTGTAAGTCCCCGGTTTTGGAATACATGAGGTCAATTAAAGCAACTGCCTCCGTATCTCCAAAAGCCGTTTGCAGCTGCATTTTTTCGGCGGCGTCCATGGTCTCGCCGAACTTTCCCCTCAGCTTTTCTAGGATCTCCGGCATGGACAAAAGCTGATTATTTGCGTCAAGGAAGGAAAGGCCTAAAGCCTCGCCGCCCTTTGCCGCCGAACGGAGGAAGGCTTTATATTTCGTGCCAGCCTCCGAACCGCTCATCGTTGCTTGCAGCATACCCAATATGGCGAGCTGTTCCTCTAAAGGTACGTTTGCAGTCGTGGCTGACGCGCCGAGTGTCTGGATGCCCTGCGCCATGCCGGAACCGCTGGTCTTGAATGCACGCACGCTTTCAGAGATTCCCGCCGAAAACATTTCGCCAAATTCGATATCACTCAGGTCGCTATAATACCCTTTATAGATACCGTAACCAGTGGCAAAAAGTGAAGTCATTTCACCTGCTGTGGCCTTAGTTGCTTTGGCAGTCAGGGCGGCAAGACTGGTGAACTCAGCCACGCCCTCATCGCTCAGGGAAGAGATACCGCTTTTGATATCATAAGCCGCACTTATAAAATCTGCTTTTGACGTACCGCTCCACTGGTCGGAGAAGCTGCGGGCAGCAGTTTCAAGTGCATCCAAATCCTGCACGCCGAGGGAAGACAGCTCGCCAAGCGCCCGCTGCGTCTCGAAAGTTGCTGCGACTGGGGCGAGTGCAGCATCGGCGATCTGGCTTCCCATTGCAGTCATTGCCGCGCCGGTTTTCGCCATGCCGCCGAAGCGTGCGCTCAGCGCATCCAGCCGGGAAACGCTTTCGCCAACGCGTGACGAAATATTTGCCATCGGGCCGGAAAGGTTGTCGATCATGTTCATGATAAGCGACAATTTGAAAACAGATTCAAGGCTCACATGCGTTTCACCTCCCGTGCGCTATTCGTCTGAAAACAGCTTGGAAATTGCTCGTGCAATTAAATTTTCTTCCAATTCCTGCACAATCCGTGCCTTTGCTACATAATCAAGAAATTCGTTAAAGTCACTGATTGTTTCCGGGTCAAAGTGCTCCAAGAGGGGCGGAGGGAGAAAACGGTAGATTTCTAAAAGTCCATATTCTATGACGCTTTCCCGCAGCTCCGCGACCCGATCTCTTAGAGCCGTTTCAAATTTACAGTCTTGGTCAGTCCGAGAAGTTCAGTCAACTTATCACCAATCGTAAGGCTGACGCCGGGATATTCTTCCATGTCTGCAATCAGGCGTTCTCGGTCTTCCTCGACAACCGCATCCAGCATAAACGTCCGGCTCGCCTTGACCATTCCGGTCTTTGCCGCACTCGCGATATAACGGTCATAACTCGCTACGCTGGGTCTCTTAAAATGATAAGTAAATTCTCTTTCGCTTTCATCATCATCGGGAATGGTCATACCCACGCGGTAAACCTTGCCGTATTTTGCTTTCAGCATATCCTCATTATCGGGAATAATCACATTATCCTTATCCATTTTAGAACCTCCAAATTCTCATTTATCTTGTCCCTAAATCGGCTCTACGCCATCCTCAATAATGCCGCCGACAATCATTATATCAATATCGACTTTAAGGCTTTTATCGCCCTGTGCGGCTTTGTGAGAACGCTTTGTAAAGTGTACCTTTTTCAGCTCATCCTGCACAATAGCCGCTCCGTTATTGGCATAGGATACCACCATGGAAGGGATTTCCAAGGCGTAAAATTTAATGCCGTTGGCCCTGCAATATTGCAGCAGTGCCTGGTAATCATCCCGCAGCATACTGATCTTGCCGGAGGATTTATAATTGCCGCGACCGTAACCACGCGGCCTATGGCCATAACCATAAACCTCTTCTTTTTCCAGTTCGTCATCGTAGCTGATTTCCTGCGGCTCGAAGGGCATTCCGGGGATTTTAACGTCTACATCGCCCCAGTCATAACATTTACCATTCACGATAAGGGGATTTCCTTCAAATGCCATAACTTCAGCCTCCTTTCATTACGTAATCGCTGCACGTCCAATATCGATATCAACTTCACGAATATATCCACGCGATAAATAGCGGATTTTCAGGCGCAGCGTTTCATCGTCAAGAAATGTTTCTTCGTGACCGGGTAAAACCTCTGTTTTATAAGAACTGATTTCCTTTTGCTCCACCATACGGTCAAGCGGAATACTGACAAACTTTGCCCGAGCTTCCAGCTCGCCCTGAATATCCTCAAGGTCAATATCGTCATTCTTGAGCAAAAGGCCCTTTTTCCGCACTTCACGAATAATCTTATTGCGAACGCGCACATCCTCCGCATACCGGTAATCACTGCCCTCCGGGCAAAGCATTTTCGTATGATAAACGTAAATATCACTTAACCCATCATACTCGCGGAAAGTCAGATATCCGGCAACGTCAAGCAGCTCGATAACGGAATTGTTATAGCCTGCCGGAAGCAGCTCGGTCAGCCGTGCGCCGGAGAATCCATAACCAGCCTCGGGGCGTGTTTTGCCGATAGATTCCTGCACCGGCGCTTTCGCGTACCTCCCCGAAACCAGCCCGGCAAGATTGGCAATCTGCGTTCGGCCATCCAGCCGGACAATACGGCCCCACGCAGCGCACACTTGGACATCTGTATTTGCAATCTTCTTTCGGTCGGTTTCCATCTGCGCGGCCCAATCGTAAATACCGCCGCTGCCGTCACTGTCCTCGGTCGGGAATGCCGCCTCTAAAAGGACAAATGCCGGTTTATGATATATCGTCAGGAGTTCCTTTTGGGCTTCGCTGAGCGCCAGCCAAAGCGGCAGCGTGCTTTCTCCTACAACGTGGATAAACTCGAACTCTTGATTGAACTGTTTCAGTTTATCAACTGCTGCCAAAACATCACCATTTGTCATGATTGGCGCAGTTGTTGTGAATGAATAGGTGTCATCCACTGCAAAAGAATTCAAATAAACTTCGTCCGTTTTCTCTGCAAAATGGAGGGTCAGGCCTGTTCCTGTAAGTTCATAATCTCCGGTTAAAGGGATCGTGATTTCATCCGAAAAACGATAACCGCCGTCAATCGAAACAGCAAACGCCGCCGTGTTCAGTTCGCCGGAAGCGGTGATTTTTGCAATTACTGAAAAGGCGTTGTTTGGCGAGCCGGTCACAGTCAGAGTACCGCCGCCTTTACCGGTCTTAGAAACCTCGTCCACCGTGCCAGCCGTTGCGGCGGCAACCGGGATGCAGTAGATTTTTGCAGCGCCGCTTTGCACTGCATCCATAGCAGCGTCAGCCAAAGGGGACAGGCCAAGCCGGGTTTTGATTTTGTCCGCGTCCATATCCCCGGTAATGAGAATGGATGTTCCTGCTTCGATGGGGGACGCGCCAATTTTGATATGTACGCCGTCACCGGTTGCAGTCGTGAAGCCCATCAGCCCATCTGAAACATGCGTATTAACGTCTCTAAGCATCTCATTTCACCGCCTTTCCGTTCATAGACGCACCTGTG